TCGACTGCGGACAATGCGCTGAACCTGTCTACGCGCTTCATGCGTTCCATCCGGCGGCAATACGGCCAGACCGCGCTCGGTCGGCAGGAGCTGGATGGCGAGTTGTTGACCGATGTCGAAGGCGCTTTGTGGACCCGCTCGATAATCGAGCGGTGCCGCGTGCCTGCAAGTCTGGAGGACATGACGCGCATTGTCGTGGGTGTCGATCCGCCCGCCTCGGCGCGCGGAGACGAATGCGGCATCGTGGTCGCAGGCGTCACGGCAGAGGGGCAGGCGCATGTGCTTGAAGACGCCTCACTCGCCCGCGCCAGCCCGGAACGCTGGGCGCGCAAGGTGGCAGCGTCGTGTCAGACATGGAAAGCCGACCGCGTGGTCGCCGAAGCCAATCAGGGCGGCGACATGGTGGGCAGCGTATTGCGCGCTGCCGACTGCCAGATGCCGATCAAGCTGGTCCACGCCAGCCGCGGCAAAAGCGCCCGCGCAGAGCCAGTCGCCGCTCTGTACGAAACGGGCCGCGTCACGCATGTCGGCCAGTTCGCCAAGCTGGAAGATCAGCTGTGCGGAATTATGGCTGGCGGTTCGTATGAAGGGCCGGGGCGTAGTCCAGACCGCGCGGATGCGCTGGTTTGGGCGCTGACGGAATTGATGTTGGGCAGGCAGAGTAAGCCTGCTGTGCGCCAAATTTAAGAAGACAAACAAAAGGAAACGGCATGTCACTTCTCGACACGCTCCGCACCGCCTTTAAGGGCGGTGGCGGGGAACGTGTGCCTTTGGCGCGCGCATTTCAGTCCCCCTGGGGGTGGACCCATGAGAACGGCGGCACGCGGCCTCCGTTCGAATATCGCACAGCCGTGCGCCATGCTTTCCTCGACAATCCGGTGGCGCAGCGTGCTGTGCGGATTGTTGCGGAAGGCGTCGGCAGTGCGCCGGTGCAATCCGACAACGGTGACGCGCTCGCTCTGGTCGGGGCGACCAGTGCCGGGCAATCGTTGCTCGAAACGCTGGCCGCGCATTTGCTGCTGCATGGCAATGGCTTTGTGCAGATTTCCCGTGATGGCGCGGGCAAACCGGTCGAGCTTTTCGCGCTCCGGCCTGAGCGCGTTTCGGTCGTGCCGGGCGATGATGGCTGGCCGCGCGCTTATCGCTATCGCCTTGGTGATCGCACGCTGGAAATTTACGCCGAGGATGAGGATGGCTGGCCCTGCCTCATTCATTTGAAGGCCTTTCATCCGGCAGACGATCATTACGGCGCCGGCTGCCTTTCCGCTGCCGAGCAGGCGGTGGGCATTCACAATGCTGCCGCGCAGTGGAACCGGGCCTTGCTGGAAAATGCGGCGCGGCCTTCGGGTGCGCTCGTCTATGATGGCGGGGCCGAAGCGGCAGGTCTGTCAAACGATCAGTTTGACCGGCTCAAGGCAGAGCTGGCGCAAGCCTATCAGGGCGGCGGCAATGCCGGGCGGCCCATGCTGCTGGAAGGCGGGCTGAAATGGCAGAGCCTGTCGCTCTCGCCTGCCGATATGGATTTTGCCGAGCTGAAAGCAGCGGCAGCGCGCGACATTGCGCTCGCATTTGGCGTCCCGCCTATGCTGCTCGGCCTGCCGGGCGACAATACCTATGCCAATTACCGCGAGGCCAATCGCGCGCTGTGGCGGCTCACGCTGCTGCCTCTGACGGGCAAGATCCTGTCAGGCCTGGAGGAAGGTCTCGCGCCTTGGTTCTCCGACCTCGACCTGACCGTGGACCTCGATCGCATCCCGGCTCTGGCCGAGGATCGCGAGAAACTGTGGAAGCAGGTGAGCGAGGCGGACTTCCTCGAACCCGAAGAAAAACGCGCAATGCTCGGCATTTCGAAAGGAGCTGCACAATGAACCGCGAAGACATGCTCGCCGCGCTGATGGCGCAGGCCCAAACTGGCGGAGCGGATTTGGTGACCTTGCGCGCCATCGCGGAGGAATCGAGCGAAGTGGGCGCGCGCCGCGTGCTCGAAAGGCTCGGTCTGGCTGACGAAAATGCGCAGGGCGATCTTGATGAACTGCGTGACCTGCTGGGCGCGTGGCGCACCGCCAAGACCAGTGCGTGGAAGGCTGCCGTAGATTGGTTCGTGCGGATAATCGGCGCGCTCTTGCTGATCGGGATCGCCGTGCGGCTTGGCGTGCCGGGTATGCTGCGATGAAGATCGCCGGATACGCTGCCCTGTTCGATATTGCTGATGGCGCAAAGGACACGATCCGTCCTGGAGCCTTTGCGCGATCCTTAGGAGAACAGCGAGCGCCGCTCCCGCTATACTGGCAACATCGCCCCGACCAGCAGATCGGCACTGTGGAGCTTGCCCAAGAAGATGCGCGCGGCCTGCGGGTGGTCGCCCGGATCGACAATCCGACAAGCCGCGCGGTGAGCGAATTGCTCGCCAAGACGGTCAACGGTCTCAGCTTTGGCTACCGCGCGCGCGGCTTTCGCAAGATCCCTGAAGGCCGTGTCCTCGAGGATATCGACCTGTTCGAAGTCAGCCTCGTCACGCACCCGCTCCAGCACGGCGCGCGGGTGCATTTGGTTTCGTAGCCTCAATCGCCGGCGGGGTCATCCGACCCCTTGGCTATCCTCGCTTCCGGGCAGGCAAGCTGCCCTCGCTGCCCTCGCTGCGGGCGCGCGGTCGCGCTTGCCGTCGCTTCGCTCCTAAAATTTTCAAATTCGCGAGCCCCTGCGCAGGCAGGGGCCTCCCACAAATCCCCCCGAGGCCCCAGCCTGCGCTGGGGCTCACACCACTGCTTTGCCACCAACAAAAGGTAACAACCCCTATGGAAATCCAGATTCCCACCACCACTACAGCTCCTGCAAAGGCTGACACCATGACCGACAGCTTCGACATCGTCGCCCGCCAGGACGAAGCCGACAAGAAGATCACCGTGCTGCGGTCCGATGTCGATGAAGTGAAGGCGCGTCTCGACAAGGTTGGCCGCGCGGCTGCCCGTCCGGCAATCGCTGGCGCATCGGGGGAGCAGAGCGTCGAAGTCAAAGGCTTCGTCGATGGCTATCTGCGCCGCGGACGCGAAACCGAAATCAAGTCGATCTCCGGCGCTGTATCACAGGATGGCGGCTTTGCCGTGCCACAGGAAATCGACGCAATGATCTCCAGCGAGCTGAAGGAAATCTCCCCGATCCGCAGCTTGGCGCAGGTCGTGCAGGTCGGCAGCGCGGGCTATCGCAAACTCATCACCACGGGTGGCACGGCATCGGGCTGGGTCGGCGAGACGGCTGCGCGGCCTGAAACTGATACGCCCGAATTTGCTGAAATCGCGCCTCCTTCAGGCGAGCTTTACGCCAATCCGGCGGCCAGCCAGTCGATGCTCGACGACGCGGCTTTTGATCTTGAAGGCTGGTTGGCGAGCGAAGTGGCGATGGAATTCGCCCGCGCGGAAGGCGCAGCTTTTGTCGGCGGCAGCGGGGTCGATCAACCGCTCGGCTTCTTGTCTTCACCCACTTCGATGGCCGGTGACGCGGTGCGCCCCTTTGGCTCATTGCAATATATCGGTTCGGGTGATGCCGATGGGTTCGACGCCAATCCTGAAAGTCGCCTGATTGACCTCGTCCACACGATGAAGGCCGGTCACCGCCAGGGCGCAGGCTGGGTGATGAACTCCGCCACCCTGTCTGAAGTGCGCAAGCTCAAGACCAGCGATGGCGCCTTCCTGTGGCAGCCGGGTCTGGTCGACGGCCAGCCTGATCGCCTGCTCGGCTATCCGGTGATCGAAGCTGAAGACATGCCCGACGTTGCATCGGGCGCGTTCCCGATCGCTTTCGGCAATTTCAAAGCGGGCTACATTATCGCCGAACGCAGCGCGACGCAGGTGCTGCGCGATCCCTTCACCAACAAGCCCTTCGTGCATTTCTACGCCACGAAGCGCGTTGGCGGACAGGTGCTCGACAGTTCGGCGATCAAGCTGCTGAAGATCGAGGTTTAAGGGCCTCCCCGGAAACGGGGAGGGGGACCAGCCGCAGGCTGGTGGAGGGGCGCGGTCCGCCGTCCCCTCCACCAGCTTCATTCGACATCCGAGGGTGCCCCTCCACCATGCTTTGCATGGTGCCCCTCCTCAAATGGGGAGGATCAATGCGCACAGGACATCAGCATGAAGCGAACAATAATTTCTCCACCGAGCCTTGCTCCGGGAGCCCTCGACGAGCTCAAACAATGGCTCGCGATTACCACCACACGTGATGATGCGGCACTGACTGCATTGCTGCGATCCGCGCTTGATGCATGTGAGGGCTTTACCCGGCAGATGCCGCTTGAGGCGCTGTGCGAAGAAGTGCTGCCTGCCACGCGCGGCTGGCACGATCTTTCTACGACGCCAGTGCAGTCAATCACATCGCTGGCCACGCTGGGGGCGGATGGCACAAGGACCGATCTGGATCCGGGTGACTATCTGTTCGACATCACAGCGGGCGGCTGCGGCCGGATAAACCTGCTTGTGTCGCCGGAGCAAAGCCGGATCGCGGCGCTGTTCAGTGCAGGTCTCGCACCTGATTGGGGCAGCCTGTCCGAAGGCCTGCGCCACGGCGTCATCCGGCTCGCCGCGCACCAATATCGCGAACGCAATGATGGCGGCGGTGATCGCTCTCCGCCAGCCGCCATCGCTGCGCTGTGGCAGCCCTGGCGACGGATACGCGTCGCATGATCGAGGCCAAGACCACCATCCGCGCCAGCTTTGCTGCACGCATGGCCCGGCGCGCGCGCGTGCTTGCCGAGGCTGGCGCGCAATCACGCCTCGGCACGCGTCGCGGTGATCCGGCGCGCTGGCGCAACGCGCGGCTCTTGTGGCCGCTTTTCAGCAGGGATATCTGACCATGGAAACCCAATTGCGCGCCGCGCTCATCGCCTGGCTGGCAATCGATCCCGCCCTGTCTGCCGCGCTCAACGATGTGACCGAAGAGGCACCTTCGCGCAGCGCACCGCCATGGCTCGGCATTGCCGCCAGCGCCAGCACGGACTGGAGCACCAAGCAGCGCAAGGGCCGCGAAGTGCGCATCGCGTTCGAATTGCACACGCGCGGCGAAGAAGGCGCAGAAACGGCTGCCCTGGTCGCGCTGATCGAGGAGCGGATCGAAACGCTGCCCCGCCCTCAGCCCGGCTTTCACATCGCCACCACGCAATTCCTGCGGGCCCGCGCCGAACAGCGGCCGCCCAATCGCCGCGCCACCTTGCTCGAATACCGCTTCCGTCTGCTCGAATCCTAATCCCCAACATCGGAGAATCACACAATGACAGCCCAGAAAGGCTCTGCCTTCCTTCTCAAGATCGGGGATGGCGCGCAGCCCCCTGCCTACCAAACCGTTGCCGGTCTTCGCACGACGCAAATGTCGATCAACGGCGATGCCGTGGTCATTACGCATAAGGAGTCGGGCGGCTGGCGCGATCTGCTTTCCGGCGCGGGCGTGCGCTCTGTATCGGTCAGCGCGGCAGGCATTTTCCTCGCCAGTGATGCCGAGGCTGATATTCGCGCCCATGCGCTGGCAGGCACCATCGAAGAATACGAATTGTCGTTCGAAGACGGCTCTCGCCTGCGCGGCCGTTTCCTCGTCCAGCGACTGGATTATGCCGGCGATTTCAATGGTGAGCGCAATTATACCATGCAGCTCGAAAGCTCGGGCGCGGTGGTGCCGGCGTGAGCGGCGCGCATAATTCTCAACGCGGTGAAACGGCCTTCGAGATTAACGGCCAATCGCGCGTTTTGCGCCCCAGCTTTGCGGCGCTTGTCGCTGCCGAGGAGGAACTCGGCCCGCTGTTCGCTCTCGTTGAGCGGGCGAGCGAGGGTCAATTGCGGCTGGCCGAGATTGCAGCTTTATTCTGGCATTGCCTCGCTGATCGCGGTGCAACGACCCGCGAAGAAGTGGGCGAGGCCGTGATGCAGGCCGGGCTTGCATCGGCCAGCGGACCGCTACGCGCGCTGCTTGCACAAATTCTGCAAGGCCGTGCGTGAGCGAGAGCTTTTCCGACAATGCGCGCCGCCTTGCCGGAGCCGCTGGACGGCTGCTGAGCTGGCCACCGGACTGGTTCTGGAATGCGACACCAGCCGAACTCGCCGCCATTCTGTGTGGCGAGGATGAGGACATAGCTGGCGGGATCACCCGTCAGACAATCGAACAAATGATGGAGCGCGAGCGTAATGGATGATGAAATCGAAACGCTGATGGTAGAAGTGCGCGCGAGCACCAGCGGGTTCCAGTCCGATATTGAATCCATGCGCGGCGTGCTCGACACATCGCTGCTCGACGGCTTCGAAAAGGCCGGGAACGTGCTGGAACGCGGCCTGCTGACCGCGATCCGCCGGGGCAAGCTGGGCTTTGATGAACTGAAGTCGATTGCCTTGCGCGCGATGAACGAGGTCGCCGCGCAGGCTCTCCGGTCGGGCATTGGCAGCCTGTTCGGCGGATCATCGCCCGATGGCGGCGGCACGAATGTCGGATCGCTGCTCAGCGGCATTTTTGGCTCGCTCCTCGGCCTTCCGGGACGCGCGACTGGTGGGCCAGTGGCCCCCGGATCAGCCTATCTGGTTGGCGAGCGTGGGCCGGAAGTGTTCGTACCGACCAGCGCTGGCCGGGTCGAAACCGGAACGGGCGGGGGCAACGGCGGGCGAGAGGTGCGCGTCGCGATCAATCTTGCCGCGCCGCGCGGAACGCAAGGCCCGGTCATGCTGCGCCGTTCGTCCCGCCAGGTTGCAAGCGCCGTCGCTCGCGCAATGCGTGAAGGCTGAGGAGGTCCGCTATGGCATATTGGCTGGCCAAGGCCCGCGAAGGGCAGGATTTCGACCATATCCAGCGGTTCGATCCGCGTTTTTGGACTGTCGACTTCCCTCGCCCGATGATGGCGAGCGTCATCACAACCGGTCCGGACTCGCTGCGCGTCGATTGCGAGTTTCACAATCGCGATGCGCTTGCCGGGCTGATCTGGGAAAGCGAGGATCGCTTCGATCATCCGCTTCTGAGCTATGACACTGATCGTAATTACGACAACACCAGCCTGACATTTCGCTGGCGTTCGCAAGGTGTGTTGCCGCTCGATGCTGTGCATGGCCCGACGCTTACCGTGGAAGGGCGCGACCCGTTCGGCACGCCGCGCACCTGGTATGTGCGGTTATGGAATTATGCGAGCGGCGCGCCCGACGATGCGATAATCAATCTGTCGCTTGCCGATATGCAGGAAGGCTGGTTGGCAGATGGCGACCCGGTGCAGGTTCTCGACATCGATCGCATGTTCATATCACTGGCCCCGGTCGGTTACGATCCGGCATCGATCGACCTGCTGCCAGCCCGCGAAGATGGCTGGGTCGAGATCAGTGAGATTGACTGTGATGGTGCCCGCGCTGTGCTCAAGATCGGCGATGTCGTGCTGCCACCGCACGAGATCGGCGTGTCGACTGCCTATGATGACAGCTACAATCAGACGCCTGCCCGGATGCTGCGCAATGCGTTGCACCTCGGCTATCGCGGGACGTTGGTGCATTATGTCGGGATGAGCCATTTTTTCCGGCTGACCCCGGAAGCGAACGGCACTTTGCTCGTCGATCCTGCCGCACTGCTGTGCGAACCGTGTATCAAATGGCACGAGGCGTTCTTTGCGCAGTGTCTCGCCCTTCAGATGCAGCCGATTGTCTCCTTGTCATTCGAGATATTCGACGCGCATTGTCCGGAGAGTTGGAAGCAGCGCGACTGGGACGGCAATCCGGCGCTTACTGGTTGGGAGCCGCCTTCAACGTTGGTATCTTCGCTGGTCACGGACGCGGTCGATTATCTGCTCGACATCACCCAAGCCTTTGTCGAATTGCAGATGGCGGCCGGACTCGAAGCGCAATTTCAGGTCGGCGAGCCATGGTGGTGGGTGAACCCCGACGGCAGGCCTTGCATCTACGATGACGGCGTTCGCGCCAAATATACCGATCCACCGGAAATCTCGGACCTGTCAATCGATTACGGGGCGCCGCAGCGCGGTTTCCTCAACTGGTGTGCCGAACGGCTGAGCATCGCCGTGCGCAAGATGGAAATCCGTGCGAAGTCTATCGGGGGAGCGGAGACGAAGACGCATCTGCTGTTGTTTACGCCGACACTGCTTGATCCGGAAAGACCTGCGATTTCGCGCATGAACCTCGATTTCCGATTGGGGTTCGACACCTTCGATGTGCTTCAAGTGGAGGATTACGATTGGCTCACAGCTGGCGCGGAAGCCTTGCGCAAAGCCGCATATGCAGAACTCGACAACCGCTTCGGCTATCCGCTCGCAGCACAACATTATCTCGGCGGCTTCGTGCTCGACCCCGAAAATGCCGATGAATTCTGGGCACGCATCGACGCCGGAATTGATGAGGCCATCGCGCGCGGCGTGGATCGTGCCTTTGTCTGGGCGCTGCCGCAAATCACCCGCGACGGATATGTCCGCCTGCCTTTTGAGGAGAGAGAAGTGCAAGCCTTCGACGACGTGCTGTACCCGCTGGCGCTGGGCCGCGATGCCGGGATCAGTCCTGAATTCTCGACCGCCATTTCGCTGACCGCGTCAGGATATGAACGCCGCAACAGCCAATGGAGCGATGCCCGCCTGAATTACGATGTCGGGCCCGGAATTCGCTCGCACACAGAGCTTGGCGTGCTGCTGGAATTCTTCCGCGCCCGGCGCGGGCCAGCACGCGGCTTCCGATTGGAAGACCCCTATGATTTCAGCTCCAACGGGCTCACCGGAACACCAACAGCAGGCGATCAACTGATCGGGATCGGCAATGGTCTCGCCGCCACTTTCCCGCTGATGAAGTCTTATGGCGGGGGTGACGACCCGCAGCAGCGTGTCATCACTCGCCCCCGCGCCGACACGATCCTTGTCAGTGTGGACGGCGTGGCGAATACCGATTGGACACTCACGGCAGGCGGTCGGATCGTGTTTACTCAGGCACCCGCACAGGATGCCGAGATCCGCGCGGGCTATCTGTTCGATGTGCCGGTGCGCTTTGCCGAGGATCGCCTCGATATCACCTGCGCGACTTTCGCGGCAGGTGACGCGCCCTCTGTCCCGCTGATCGAATTGCGCGAGGAAGTATGACGCACACATTCTTCGACAGCGAGCTTGAAGGTGTCGCAACGTGGTGGAGCATCAAGCGCCGCGACGGCGTGACGCTCGGCTTCACCAGCCACAATCGCGACCTCGCCTTTCGCGGCATGACCTATCGCGCGGCACCGGGCATGATCCCCTCCGCCATCCGCCGCACTGCCAGTCTGGAGCGCGATGCTGTTGAAGTGGAGGGCGTTCTGTCACACGATTCCATCTCATCATCCGATCTGGAGGCAGGACGCTTTGCCGAAGCGCGCATAGCGATTGGCCTGGTGGACTGGGAAACGCTCGATCACGCCACGCTGTTCAACGGCTCTCTCGGCAACGTGTCGCAGGAAGACAGCAGTTTCACTGCCGAGTTGCGATCAGCCAAGGCCAGTTTTGAATTGGATCTTGTTCCGCGCACCAGTCCGACATGCCGCGCCAGTTTCTGCGATGCCGAATGCGGGGCGAATGCCGCGCGCTACACCCATCTATGCCAGGTCTCCTCCATTGATCTTGAGCTCAATGGCGTTGCATTTACCGGCGCACCAAGCGCCGCAAATATGCGCGATGGTCAGGTGAAATGGGTCGATGGTCCGTTCGCAGGTGTGACAATGGAGGTCATTGACGCCGATACCGGCGCACTCACCCTCGACCGACCGCTTTCGACGGAGATCAGCCTCGGAAATCTCGCCTATTTGCGGGAGGGCTGCGATCACACAATTGCCACCTGCAATGCGCGCTTTGCCAATGCTGTAAATTTTCGCGGCGAACCGCATTTACCGGGCAATGACTTACTCACGCGCTATCCCACAAGCTCAGGATGACACGTGCATCCAGCGCGTTTGCTGAAGCCGCGCGAGCGCTTGTCGGGAACCCTTTTCGGCTGCGCGGACGTGATCCGGCAAGTGGAATTGATTGCGTTGGGCTTGTTACCTGCGCACTCATCGCAATCGGACGCGTGCCGCCTCGCCTGCCGCATTACACGCTGCGCAATATTGATATTACGCCGCTTCTGGCTGTGCTGCCCGATGCGGGATTCCA